ACCCGTCACGCCGAGCCAAACGATCCACCCACGCCAGATCGACACCTTCGACCTGGCCGTCTTTGCTGTGGCGGTCTGCCCACGACCACAGCCGGAAGAGCTTGCCGATCACGGCGTCCTCCTCGAGCCCGCAGATCGACGCCAGCCGGATGACGGCTGGATCGTCTGCCAGGTCGTGCCGCATTTTGAGCCAGTCACCGGCCACGTTGGCCTCCTTTCCATTCCGCCCCGCCGCGTCGAAGCGGCGTCGTGCCTATCACGGGGGCGGCTGCGATCAGACTGCGGAAGACCGTTTCTTCCGCAGCCCCCTGCTGTAAACCATCGAGATGGCCTCGCAGGTAGACATTGCCCGGCCGTAATCGCTTGAGTCATTGCGGTCACGGTGAAGGCGAAAGGTTGCGTCAGCAGCGCGAAGAACTCCTGTGACAGACTTGGTCTTCAGCTTTTCAACCAGCCTGCGAACGTCGAAGCCAGGGTTCTTGTGGATGAAAAGGCACATGCCGTAGATCATGTCGCCCTGTAGGGCGTGATCCTCTCCGGGCCATGCTTCGCTAAGGATCGACAATCCCAGCGACAGGCCGTCCGCTCCAACACGGCTAAAAGACCGCTCAAGAGCTTTTACGGCACGAATAAAAGGCCAGCCAGACTTTTCGTCCCGGATAGCAAGCCTAAAGCCAGCATCCTTGACGATGCCCGCGATCTGAACGGATTGCTCATCGCCTTCGGTCAACTGGGCGCGAAAGAGAGCAATGGAAGATACGTTTGTTCGCTCGCGGTTCTTCAGTCGGAAGACGCGAGCCTCGTGTTCCTGGCCTTCCGACTCAAACACGTCGCACGGCACCATGGCAATGCCCAGCTTTCGGGCAGCGGTGAGCCTCTGCATGCCGTCCACAACCCAGTAGGATCCTTCCTTTCGCTGGCCAACAGTCAGCGAGCCGAACGCATCTTGATCAAGGTTCTTGGCAATCCTGTTAACTCGGCCCGGAACAATCGTCCTCTGGTACGCATCCGAGATGTTCAGTTCGTCTACTCCGATCTTCCTGTTCTCTGTCTTCAGCAGCCGCATGGCGGCCTCCTTTCGTTTCCTTTCACCAACCTCGGCCGCACGTCAACGAGACGCCGCCGTTGCTTATTAAATACGTGTTTTGCCTTTGCCTAAATTGCAGTCGATGCAGGAGGTAACCAAGTTTGCGGGCTCATCCGAGCCGCCATCGACAACTGGGATCACGTGGTCAACGTGAAGCTCAGACGCTGACGCAGTAATCCCGCAGTAAACACACTTAAAGCCATCCCTTCGGAGGACTTGAAATCGCAGCTTTGAGGAAACGGTTCGCTTTCGTTTTCGCCGGATGCGAAACAGCCTGTAAAAAATTTCGTCCCATGCCTGCGAGTTAACCTTCGACGCGCCGCCGAGACCAACCTTCCCAACACGGCACTCAAGCTCCATTCGCTCTACTGAGCTGGTGTGATACGTGCCATGCGGACTGACTGAATAGTCAAGGTCTATGTCAAACCGCCACGCATGAAGGTCGCACAAGTCATCGCCGCGCTTGTGTGAGTCGTAGCCCTGCTGAAATCCGCGCCGGTACGACTTCTCAGAAACTCGAGCAATCAATCTCCAAATTTCTTCTCGTTGTGCCGGAGGCAGGTCTACGAAGTGGCCATGCGACAAACCGTGGCACGGGTCTGTTACCAATTGAAAGTCAACAACTGGAATCTCAGACGCTTTCTTGAGTTTCAGCTTGATCACGCCACCCTCCACACCGTTGCCATCCGTCCGCTCGCCGTCCGCCTGGTCCCGGCCTCAACAACCAGACCACGCCGTGCAAGTTCGATTCGCCGGGGCCGCTGCGTGGACGGGTTCATACCCAAACGGGTCTGCATCTCTTCGTCGGTCAGCCCGCCAGGCGTCGCCTGAAGCAAGGCGAGCACACGCCGCTGCATCGCGTTCAACGTCGCCGGCCCGAGCGAGTCCGCAGCCTTGGCCGAGGTGATTGAGCCGTTGACGCTCGGTGCTCGCTGCGTGAACAGCGGCAGGTCGCACTGGGAGTCGATGAAGACGCTCATTGGCTTGGCCCTTTCGTATTAGCGTCGGCGAGCCTTGATCCAGAAGACGCCGCTGTAATCGCGCGGCTGGTTCTGTGCCTCTTCTCTGGCGCGTTGCCAGGCCTGCTTTCGTGAGTGAGCGTCAACGCCACTCTTAGACTTCCACTGCTTTCGCTCGCTGTAGAACTTTTGGAGCCACAACTGCTTTGGGTTCTTCTTGCGAGCCATCTCAAGCATCAGCGTGTTTGCATGCGAAAGCGTGGCCTTTTCGCCGCTCGGCAGAACTTCCATTTTCTCGTGACACGCATGGCAAAGAGGGGCCAAGTGCAGCCGGTGGACCCCAAGCAAGGTCGCGGAGTCGTAACGGAAATGATGGACAACCTGAGACTTTGATTCGCAGCAGATGCAGTGCGGAAACTCCGCGAAGACCTGTGCCCGTAGCGATTTCCATTCATCAGACGCCAGGTACGCCTTGTAAGACCTGTACCCGAATGACCGAAGCAGCTCATTCCTTGCTGCGTATTTCAGTGCGTGACGTTCTTTCACGTAATCAACTCCTTTTGTCGTGAGCATCTCGTCCTTGTGTGTTGGCCCATGCGTCCTTGGGCATGACGCTTCGGCAAGGGCTGTGCCGCCGGAGGCTGTGTCAGTCGCTCGACTCTGGCTTGGCTATGTAACTCCTCCACCCCGGCGTTGCAGGCGGTGGCTCGTGCTTCATCTTGAGTTCGTGGTACGCCTTGAGGTTCGTCTCCGCAGCCTTGCGGCAGCGTTGCGCCTCATCACGCATTCCGCTGGCAACGGTCGCCATGTCGGCTTTGCCGTGCTCGCGGAGGAACGCGACAACGTCATCGAAGGTTGGCCAGCCGTTCACGATGCGTTCTCCGTGGCGGCAGCCTCGTGGGCGAACTCCTGGCCGTTGTCCTCAGGCTCGCTTTCCAACCACTCACACTTGCCGTCAATCAGGTGCACGAGCTCGTTGCGTTGGGCCTCTGTGAACGTGCCCTCCTTGTGCCGCTGGTTGACGCGATCCCGCAGGGCGGCAAGCAGCTCGAGGCTGTTCGTCCGCTGCACGGCGAGCCGGGCATTGGCGACGGGATCATTCGTGGCCGAGAGGGCCGGCGGCTGTGCCGTCTGCTGCGCGTGGCTATCAACGGCTGTTGCAGGGGCGTGGCCGCGCTCCACAGCCGCCGGGCGACTCTCGGTTGACGGGAACTTCGGACGCACCACCACGGGCTCGCGGGCCGGCTCGTGCTGGTAGTCCTGGGCCTCTTCGGCCGTGATGAGCCCACGAAGGGCGTCGGCGAACGCGTTACGCAAAGCGAAGCCCCTGGCTCTCAGGGTCAGCATGCGGCTGCTGTACTGGCTCCACGGGCCAGACTTGCCCCACAGTCCAGCCTTCTTCGCGTCGGCAACGCTGAACCGCACGACAGTGGGTGCCGGGTAGCCCTTACGTTTGGCCTCGCAGACGGCCACCAGGCCGTCGCCCTCGCCCTCCGTGTACTCGCGGACGTACTCGCAGACGGGGCTGCTCTGCACCAGGGCCAGTGCGGCGTCACCCCAGATCGTCGGGCGACCGTTGATCACGGCAATCGACTGCAGCGACTGCATCGGGGACAGGCCCACCTCGCTGCCGTGCTGGATGGCCAGCATGCAGGACTCGGGCTTGCCCCGGAAATCCTTCGGGGCGAACTCCGAGGCCGACACCATCTTGGAGAACCGGTAGGCGTCATCGAACGATTGAAGGGCCAAGCCGCTGGCCCGCTGGGTGCTGATTTCCGTGCTCATCTGTCGCGTCCTTTCGTAAGAAAACTTGCGTCACTTTTCTTGTGAAAATCCCGCTCGGCGTCCTGCGTTGCGGGTGGTTCTTGCGTCCTTGCTCTGGCGTCTCCGACGCCCTCCTTTCCACCGGTTGACTCCGTCTTCCGGTGGTCCTGTACGTGCGTGATCCTTGAAGTTGGGGGGAAAACGTAAACGGGAGGGGGGGGGCAACCCCCGTGCCATATCCGCCGTGATTTTTGCGTTCAGAACGGCACGATCTGGTCGGCCGTCACTGCGTAGTGCAGGTTGCCGTGGTCGGGAACGTGACGCCGCACGTGGTACGTGTCATCCGTCAGCACCTCGACCACGACGCCGTTGAGCGTCTGGCCCTTCTCGATCCAGCGGATCCTGTCGCCGACCGCGTAGGTCGTGACCAGCTGCCCGTCGATGAGCCGCGTGGTGCCGCCCGAAACGGTGTGCTCGGGCATG